ATGGAACAGTTTATTCCAGACGGACACCTTGAACATGAAGAATGCGATGACTGCCTCGTTATCCGTACTGTTATCGCCATGATCAAAGACGAGCAGTAGATGAGTCGAGAAGAACACCTAAGAGAACTTGTCCGTCAGGGGCAAGCACTTTGCCAAGAGGACATTGACCTTGGGGCAAAACAAGAGCGTGAACGCATCATCAACCATTTGCAGGATGTTGTAAATAATTATCGTCAGCAGCTCAAAGATAAAAACCATGCCGAATGGACATTAGCCACCTATAAGACAGACCTAATAGAACTCGTAATCAAAACGATTAGGGAGATGGACTGATAGCTTACACCGAGGAACAATACCTGAAGAACACTCTTGACTCGTATCAAACCGGCAGACAGATCGGCAGGGATGAAGAAAGAAAACACATCCTAGAATTGCTTACACAAAACCAACAAGACAATACCTGCAACTGCGGTACACAATGCACCCAATGGGATGCCGGTTTCCAAGAAGCAATAAACCTAATCAAGAAAGACCCCAATGCCTAAGATTCCAGTCACCGTCTACACCAAATCCAACTGCCCCCAATGCACGATGACGAAAAAGAAGTTCGACCAACTCGGAATCATTTACCAAGAAATAAACCTAGAAGACAACCCCGCCAAAGTCGCTGAGTTCAAAGAGCGTGGTCTAATGGCTGCACCAATCGTCACCACCGACATCAAAGAATGGTCAGGGTTCAAGCTCGGCAAAATCGAATCACTAGCACACTACCTATTCAGCCAGGAACGCTAATGCCCGTCTACGAATACAAATGCCAAACCTGCACCAACACACGCACAGTCACACACGGCATAGAAGACAACTATCGAGCAACCTGCACTTGCGGCCAACCAATGATCAAGGTCTACTATTCACCACCCATCATCTTCAAAGGAAACGGATGGGCGGCAAAAGAAAAATGAAATTCCCCAAACCCTGCCTAGACTGCGGAACACTCTCACTAGGTAACCGCTGCCCAACACATCAACAAGCAGTAGAAGACAGACACAACATAAGACGCGCAATCGTCAAACAAACCACAGGCCAATACTCAGGCAACTACCAACGACTAGCCAAAATCATTCGCCAAACCACAATCATCTGCGCCATCTGCGGTGACGGAGCAAGACACAACGACCCCTGGCAAGCCGACCACAAAGACCCATCCACACCAGTCAACAACCTAGAACAACTCCAAGGCGTACATGCATCCTGCAACCGCGCCAAAAGCAACAAACCCTCCACATGAAAACGAGGGTAGGGGGGTAGATTCTGACAAACGCACCAAAGCCAAACCCCGAAGCCCGTTGGTGACGGCTGTCGGAAGTTCAAAACCTTGAAAAATGCTAGGGTTGAATCATGCCTAATCCACCGAAGCCAGCTGAGTTGAAGATTTTGCAGGGCAATCCTGGTCAACATAAAATCCGTACTAATGATGCTTTAGCCCCGCTTGAGTATGGCTATACCGAACCTTTGCGTCCGCTTGGTGAGGTTGGCCAACAGTTTTGGGATTCTATTTTTGGTGCGGGTGAGTTGTGGATCAGTATTAAGACTGATACGGCTTTGGTGCAGATGGTTTGTGAGCAACTTGACAGGCGTGAGCGGTTGCGTCAGGTTTGGGAACTTGACCCGACTGATCGTGCAGCGAACATGAGTTTGAATGAGGCTGAGAAGCAGATTATTCAGGGTTTCTCTTTGCTTGGGTTCTCGCCGGCTGACCGTACTCGTTTAGGTTTGGTTTCGGCTAAGACTAAGAGCAAGCTTGAGGAACTGATGGCGAGGAAGAATGCCCGCTAGTTGGCCACCTCGCTGGCTGACTCCTGTTGACCCTGACGCTATTGTGCGGGGTGATGGGGATTATGCAGCCGATTTTGCTGAGTTGTTTGGCACTATCGGTAAGGATGGTGTGGCTGGTCGTGCTGGTGAGCCTCTAGTTTTGCGACCTTGGCAGCGTGAGTTATTGCGGTGTTTGTATGCTCGTGACGAAGCGGGTGGCCTAATGGCTCAGACGGCTTTAATCGGTATGCCTCGTAAGAATGGTAAGTCAGCTCTTTCTAGTGCCGCCATCGGGCTATACAGCCTCTTAGCGGAGGGTATTAACGGTGGTGAGGTCGTTGCCGTAGCTGCCGAAAAGGAACAGGCTCGCATCGTTTTTGGTGAAGCGAAACGCATGGTCGAAAACTCAGAGTTGAACGACCTGGTCGAAGTGTATAAAGATTCAATCTTTGTACCGGCTACGCACTCAGTCTTCAAGGTTGTTTCGGCCGAAGCCTACTCTAAGGAAGGTTTGAACCCTAGCCGAGTCATCATGGATGAACTTCATGCACATAAGAACCGCGACTTGTTTGATGTGTTCTCGCTCGCTATGGGTAACCGAGGCAAAATCGGTCAGTTAGTGGCCATCACTACGGCTGGTGTGAAGTCTGATACGACTGGCCAAGACTCAATCGCTTACAGTCTTTACCAGTATGGGCAAAAGGTTGCTCGTGGTGAAGTAGTTGACTCATCGTTCTTTATGGCTTGGTGGGAAGCGAACCCTGACGCTGATCATCGTGACCCTGAAGCTTGGCGTGAAGCTAATCCTGGTTTTGGTGACATTGTGACTGAGGAAGACTTTGCTTCGTCTGTTCGCCGTACTCCTGAAGCCGAGTTCCGCACTAAACGCTTGAATCAATGGGTGTCTTCTCAAATCAGTTGGTTGCCTAACGGCGCGTGGCAGCCTTTGGAAGCCGATGTGGACATTCGTGACCAAGAGATTATGTTGGGCTTTGACGGGTCGTTTAGTGGCGATACAAGCGTTATTGTGGGCTGTACCGTACCCGAAGGCGATGAGAAACCCCATGTTTTCTTAGTGAAGGCTTGGGAAAAAGACGAAAACATCCATGACGATACTTGGCGAGTACCTATTCAGGATGTTGAAGAAGCCATTATTGAGTTTTGTTCGACTCATAAAGTGCGTGAAGTTGCTTGTGACCCGTTCCGTTGGCAGCGTTCTATGGAAGTTTTAGCCGATGCTGGTATTCCAATCGTTGAGTATCCGTCTACATCTGCCCGCCGAATGGTCACTTCTTGTGCAAAGTTCTTCGATTATGTGACTGATAAACGCATGACGCATGACGGAAATCCTATGATTGCCCGGCATTTAGATAACGCTGTAACCAAGACTGATGCTCTCGGTGTGCGTATCGTGAAAGAGAATCGTGCGTCTAGCCGCCGTATCGACTGTGCTGTTGCAGCGGTCATTGCTTTAGATCGTGCAACGAGCGGTAAACTTGAAACACAGGTTATACCTGAGTTCTTTTCTTTCTAAGGTGCGGTTATGGTTGCTACGATTCTCCAAATTGCCGGTATCGGTTTGGTTGCTTTAGGTGCAGGGCTTTGGTTGCCCCCGCTCGGTGTTGTCGTTGCGGGTATTGGAGTGCTTTTATTCGGCCTTGCGCTGGAAAGGTCTAAGTAATGCTCAACAACTTGATTGAGAATCGTGCCATCAACTTCCAAACTGTTTGGGGTGCTGGTGGTGACTTGGCTATGGCGAATAACGCTGGAGTCATTGTCAACAACAAGACTGCGTTTGAGATTGTTGCTTTCACTTCCGCCGTTAGCCTGATTGCTGACACTATTTCGACCCTGCCAGTTGACTGCTTCGTGCGTAATAACGGTGACCGTAAGCCTTACCGACCTAAGCCAGCTTGGGTTGACCAGCCAGATGTCGACCAAACTAAGGCCGGTCACTACAACTCTGTTCTCGTAAGCCTGATGGTTGACGGTAACGCTTTCGTGCGAGTCTTCAGGGATCGTGCTGGCGAAGTCGTGAACCTTGTTTGCCTTGACCCTAGCACCGTAACTGTGAAGCGTAACGCTCTCGGTCGCAAGATTTTCGAGGTCGTAGGCGAAGACAAAGCTTTAGACGCTACTGACTTAATGCACATTACTGACTTGCTTGAGCCTGGTGCTTTGCGTGGCATGAGTCGTGTAACCCGTTTGGCTGATGCTCTTGGTGTTGCTACTGCTTTGCAACAGTATGCGGCTCGTTTCTTCGGTCAGGGTGCTTCGATGTCGGGTGTCATTGAGTATCCAGGTGCGCTTTCGGCACAACAGGCCAAGGATTTGTCTGACGCATTTGACGCACGTCACCGAGGTCTTTCCCGCGCTCACCGTACCGGCGTTATTTCGGGTGGTGCAAAGTTCAGTTCGACTCAGGTCACTAACGATGCTGCACAGTTCCTAGAGTCACGCCGTTTCGCTGTTGAGGAAATCGCTCGCCTCTATAACATTCCGTTGAGCATGATGGGTGTTCCAGGTACTCAGTCTTATGCTTCGGTTGAACAGAACGCCATTCAGTTCGTTACTCACACTCTGCGCCCTTACATTGAGAAACTTGAGTGGTCGTACAGCCGTCTATTGCCCGATAGTGCCTTCTTGAAGTTCAATGTGGATGGTTTGCTTCGCGGTGACTTCAACAGCCGTATTCAGGCTTACAGCGTTGCTATTCAGGGCGGTTGGGAGTCAATCAACGACATTCGCCGTCTTGAAGATCAGTCACCAGTTGAGGGTGGCGATGTTTATCGTGTACCACTAGCCAATGTGAACCTGTCGGCTGCTGACATTCCTGAAATGGAAGGTAAAGTCGGTATGGCTACTGCCCTCATTGAAGCAGGTTTCGACCCCGCCGATGTTATGGCAAAGCTCGGTCTGCCAGCGATTCAGCACGATGGCGGCATTCCAACTACGCTTCAGGCTGGTGCTTAGTGGCTATTACGACTGGCCAGATTCTAGTCGGTACTACACCGACTCAAATCGATGGCACTTCAAACAGCAACTTCAAAATCCACATCCATAACCTTGATAACACAGATACTTTGTACATCGGTAATGGTGATGTAACCGTTAGTGACGGTTTGGGTTTGCCAAAACTTGATTCGCTTGAGTTGAACTGTTATCCAGGTGAAAGCATTTGGGTAGTTTCGCCTAAAGCTGGTCATTTAGTTTCTTGGCTGAAGCAGGTTTAAATGCCGTATTCGATTACTGATAAGAACCCTGACTGCAATGGTTGGGCTGTTGTTGATCCTGATAATAAGGTTTTCGGTTGTCATTTGACTAAGGCTTCGGCTATTAAGCAGGCTGTTGCTATTAGTTTGGCTACTGATGAACCGTTTGTTGGTGAGCGTAAAGCTGACGGTAACCCTATTGTCATTGTGGACATTGATGGCACTCTGATTTATAGTGGCCGACTTAGCCAGCGAGTCTATGAATACGCTAAGAGTCTTGAGGGTGCGATTTACATTGTCACCGGTAGACCAGAGTCAGAGCGTGACGCTACGGCATCCGAACTGCATGATTTAGGTGTGTCTTACAGTCGTTTGATTATGAATCCAGGTTCAACAAGCGATTCGGTAGACTATAAAAAGGCTACTGCTGAGAAGTTGCTTGAAACTTTTAATGTTGTTGCCGCTATTGAGAATAACCCTGATGCGCTTCGTGCGTATCGTTCGCTTGGTATTGATGCTATTGATCCTGCATCGATTCCAGAACAGAAGGCATTTATGACTGAACAAACCCGCGCACTACCGAGCGAAGTTGCTCTAGGTGATTTCGTTGCTTGGCTGGTACAGACTGAGGCTTTTGCTGGTCAGATTGTAGGCCTTGAGGGTGACATGGCTAAGGTCATGTTGTGGGATGACGAGGAAGATTGCTGGTCACCTATGGGCGTTGAAGCGAATGTTGCTATCAGTGAGTTGAAGGTCATTGATCCGCTGGTCGTAGAAGAAATGCCTACGCTAACCGAATCAAGCATTATTCCTACTCGCAGTAAGTGGTTGAACGCTGCTTACGCTATCAAGGCTCGTATCGAAGACGGTACTCCTGAAGCCCGTTCGCTAGGCAAGCACGAGATTCGCACTAAGCAGATGGAACTTCGTGCTATCGGTGATGGCATGACTTTTGAAGGTTATGCAGCCGTATTCAACAGCCCTAGCGAGCCACTACCTTTCACCGAGATTGTTGCACCAGGAGCGTTCGCTCGTTCGTTGAAGTCACGCAACCGAATGATGTTGCTTTGGAATCACGACACCAACGAGCCACTAGCCAGCACTCGTAACGGTTCGCTCCGCATGGTCGAAGACGCTACCGGTCTGAAGGTAACCGCTACCCTGCCTGATACTACTCGTGGTCGTGATGTGGCCGAACTTGTGCGTACCGGTGTCATTGATTCGATGTCGTTTGGTTTCAGCGTGAAAAAGGATTCGTGGTCGACTGATGGTCAGACCCGTACCTTGCAAGATGTAACGCTCTACGAAGTGAGCCTTGTCAGCCAGCCAGCCTATGAGGGTACTGCGGGTAAGACTTCGGTTCGTGAAGCAGGTATCGATGCAGATGCTCTTGCTGATGCCCTCCAGCGTCTAGAAACTGGTGAGGAACTTTCCCGCGATCAGGCAACTATCATTAATCAGATAGTTGATAAACTAAAGACCCCTGAAGAAGTAGACGCTATCGAAGCAGACCTGCTTGCTTTGAAGAAGAAGAAACTTGAGATTATGGAGATGTCTGCGTGAGTTACTCAAAGGCTGAAATCCTCGCTGCTGTCGCTGTCGTTCGTGACCTTGCCGGTAACCCTGATGTTGGTGTTATTGCAGAGTTCCTAAACGATATTGAAAAGTCTTCCACACCGGCCAAAGAAGTTCGCGTTGTGGATGCTAAGGAAAACCGCTAGTTTCCCCTTCCTAAGCGGTTTCGACCCTGCCAGAGTTCCTTCCTTTCGCTGGCAGGGTCTTTCCTTTGCTAAAATAGACTCAAGCGCCCGCCCAAGCCTCTCAACGATGCGCACCTGGCTCACTTTGTGAGTGCTGATCTAGACAGTAGCGGGCTTCTTATGGGTTTGGAATAGTTTCGATTACTGACTAAAACTCTCATGGAGAAGCAGTAAGACCAGGGTGCAACTCCCTGCAAATCCACCATGTAAAGCGTGTATTAGACTTGAATAGACGGTTCAGCGTTTGCGCGGCCTCATACTGTTCAGCGTTTGCGCGGCAGGTCAATTATTAATCCATTCCTAAAAGGAGAATCATGTCGGAGTTCATTAAGACTCAGGCTGAGGTTCGCAGCAACCTGATTGCTCAGATGCGTGAGGTTATTGACCTTGCTGAAGCTGAGAAGCGTGGTCTTACTGCTGAGGACACTCAGAAAATCGCTCGTCTAGAAGCAGATATCGAAGCTCGTGACGCAGCAATCGAAACCGCTCAGAAGGTAGAGGCTCGTTCCGCTGCTGCTGCTGAGGCCGCTAACCAGTTCGTTCCTGCTGAGGTTGCTACCCGCACCGATGCAGACCTGTTCCGCGCTATCGCTCGTGGCGAGATGCGTAACGCAGAGTTCGCTCGTGAGAAGCGTGCCGCTCTGGTCAACAGCTCGAACACCGTTCCAACTGGTTTCTATGACCAGGTATTCCAGATCGCTACCCTTGTTGGCCCAATGCTGGCCACCTCGGAGGTTTTCAACACCACTTCGGGTGAAAACCTAGTTATCCCAACCGTAACCGCAATCAGCTCCTCGGCTGCTGTTTCGGCTGGTTCGGCCATCTCTGAGAGCAACCCAACCTTCAGCAGCATCACCCTTGGTGCTGACAAGTTTGGTGCGCTTGTATCCGTATCGAACGAGCTTCTTGCTGACGCTGGTTTCGACATCTCGGCTTACATCGCTCAGGAGCTTGGTACTTCGCTCGGTGTAGCAATCAACACCGCGCTGACCACCGGTACTGCTGGTGTCGCTACCTCGGCTGGTTCGGTTGTAACTGGTGGAACTGGTGTATCGGGTGCTTTCACTTACGAGAACATCATTGACCTCGTTTACGGTATCGCTGACGGTGCGCGTGTTCTTCCAGGTCTGGGCTTCCAGATGTCGAAGACCGGTATCGCTACCGCTCGTAAGCTGAAGGATGGCTCTGGCCGTTACATTTGGACTGACTCGGCTGTTGCTGGTCAGCCAGCACAGCTCCTCGGTTACTCGGTTTACGAGAACCCTGCCGTTGCTGCTGTTGCTACCGGTGCTAAGTCGGTTCTGTTCGGTCACCTGCCTTCGTACAAGGTTCGTGTTGCTGGTGGAATCAATGTTGCTCAGTCTTCGGACTACGCATTCAACACCGATGTAACTACCTTCCGCGGTATTGTTCGTGTTGGTGGCGGTCTGACTCACGCAACTCACATTGGTTACTTCAAGGGTGGCGCAAGCTAAACCTTGTAACAAGCGGAAACCCCCTGAAGTGCGTAGGCTTCAGGGGGTTTCTTTATTACTAGATAAGGAGCGTATTTGAACTTTTTATCTTGCATCAGTAGTCTATAACTATTCGATTGAAAGGGAAAGCATTGTCTAAGGGAACTATTTCTTGGTTTAGCAACTCGCCTCACGCTGCTACTGGTTATGGTCAGCAAACTTCACAGGTTGTTTCGCGTCTTGCTCGTGACGGCTACGATGTAGCGGTTTTGTCTAACTATGGGCGTGAGGGCGGTAATGGGTCTTGGCTTTCGCCGTTCGGTGATCAGGTTACTGAGTATGGGCGTGGCTTTGACGCGTATTCGCAAGATGTGACAGCAATCAATCATGTGCATTGGAAGTCTAAGTTTCCTAAGCAGCGTGATGTGTTGATTACTCTTTACGATGTTTGGATTATGGCCGACAAGTATCAGGAACTAAACATTGCTTCCTGGGTTCCGGTTGACCATTCGCCTATTCCGCCGAAGGTTTTGGAATGGTTGCAGAAGTCTAATGTGACTCCCATTGCTATGAGTAAGTTTGGTAAGTCTGAGATTGAACGGCACGGGGTTGAGTCGTTGTATGTGCCTCACGCTGTTGAGGATGTGTTCCAACCTACTTTCAAGCTTGAGGGTAAGCCAACTCGTGAATACATGGGTTTGAAGAAGTCTGAGTTTGTTGTGGGTATGAACGCAGCGAATAAGGCTTCGGGTTCTATGCATCGTAAGGCTTTGGCTGAAAACTTTTTGGCGTTTGCTTTGTTCGCTAAGGATAAACCTGACGCTGTTTTGTATTTGCATACTGATGTGTTTGGTGCTGCTGGTGGCTGGAACATTCCTACTCTGCTTCAGGCTTGTGGTTTGAAGAAGGAACAGGTTTTGTTTGTGGATCAGTTGGGTTATCGTTACGGCTACACTCAGGCTGAACTAGCGGCCTTGTATACGACTATGGATGTTTATCTTGGTTGTTCGTATGGTGAGGGTTTTGGTGTGGGTACTATTGAGGCTCAGGCTTGTGGTACTCGTGTGATTGTTTCTGATTTCGCTGCTTCGGCTGAGTTGTGTGGCGATGGTTGGAAAGTTGGCGGGCAACCATTCTGGGATGCTGCTCAGGCCACCTGGTTTAATGTGCCGAATGTTGCGAGCATTGTTCAGGCTTTGGAGGAAGCTTACGCAGCGGAGCGTGGTACTTCTGATAAGGCTTTGAAGTTCGCTGAACAGTATGGGGCAGACTTCGTGTACGAGAATCATTGGAAGCCTGTTCTAGCAGAGTTGTTGGCATGATTCCTGTTCTAGGTTTCGCAACAGTAAAAAGGTTTGATCTTGCACAACGCTTACTTGATTCCATTGACTATCCTGTGGAGCATCTCGTTATTGTCGATAATTCGGGCAGGGCTGAGTGGAATCCTGAGAAGCCTGTGTGGGCTGTCAATATGTGGATTATCCGCGTTCCTTTTGGTTTGGGTCTTGTCGGCGCATGGAATCTGATTGTCAAGTCGACTCCTCACGCACCTTATTGGGTGTTGGTGAATGATGACGCGTATTTTGAACCTGGTGCTTTGGAGATTGTTGAACGCGAAGTCGACACTAATGCCCTCAACTTTTTGAAGTGCAATCCTGAATGGTCTGCCCCTGTGTTCGGTGAGGGAATGATTGAGAAGGTCGGTTTGTATGATGAACGCTTTTATCCGTTGTATTTCGATGACAACGATTTGGAGCGGCGTGTCATGCATCATGGTGTGCCTATTAAACGCATTGAAGCCGTAGTGCATCACGACAACTCCAGCACTCTGCATAGCGGGTATGAGCAGAAGAACTCTGTATCGTATGCGAATAATGATCGTATGTTCAAAAAGAAAATGATGGCTGAGGATTACACTCAGGGCGGTTGGTCATTGAAGATTCGGAGAGCAAACTCATGGGATTAACTGTGTACACCGGAGGAACATTCGACCTGTTCCATGCCGGCCACGCAATGTTTCTTAGCCGTTGTGCCGAGCTTGGTTCTGTAATCGTTTCCCTAAATACAGACGAGTTCATTGCCACCTATAAAGGCAAACCACCTGTAATGACTTTCGAGGAACGACAGAATGTGTTGCTGGCTTGTAAGTATGTTGATGGTGTCGTGCCTAACTATGGTGGAGCAGATTCAAAGATTGCCATTGACATTGTTGAACCTGACCTGATTGTGATTGGTTCTGACTGGGCTAGGCGCGACTATTATCGCCAAATGGGTTTCAATCAGGATTGGCTTGACGAACGCGGTATCGGTTTGGTTTACATTCCCTATACTGAAGGCATTTCTTCAACTGCTATCAAGAAACGGCTAGACGGTAAACTAGAAGCATAGATTTCTTGAAAGGCCACTAATGGCAATTACCAATGGCTACTGCACACTTGCTCAAGTTAAGAGTTCACTCCGCATAACCGATAGCGTTGATGATGCTTTGCTGGAGTTGGCTATCGAAGCTGCTTCTCGTGAGATTGACGGCTTTACTGGTCGTGTCTTCTATTCGGCTGGTACTAGCTCGCGTTTCTTCACTCCGACTGCTGGTGACTTCTGCCCTATCGATGATGCTGTAAGCATTACTGAGGTTGCGACTGTTGGATCGGTGTTCGGCACTTACGATTCTGTTTGGGCGAATCCAACCGCCGGCAACAATGATGGTGACTATCAGACCGAGCCTGTGAATAACGCTTACCCGACTGATGGTGTTGTTCAGCCCATTACTGGTCTTCGTGCTATCTACCAAAACTATTTTCCCATTATTGGTAATACTGCAACGGTGAAGGTGACTGGTTCTTGGGGTTGGTCGGCTGTTCCTACTGCTATCAAACAGGCTGCGGTTATCCAGGCTAGTCGTGTGTTCAAGCGTAATGATTCGCCTTTGGGTGTTGCTGGTTTCGGTGATTTCGGTGTTGTTCGTGTGAGCGGTTCGATTGATGCTGATGTGCGTCAACTGATTGAGCCTTACCGTCTGCTAAGGAACTTCGCCTAATGTCGATTAGTGACCTCCGTACAGGCCTTGCAACGAACCTAGCGACCATTTCAGGGCTTCGCACTAGCGCACTCGTAGTAGAGAACCCTAACCCGCCTATCGCCGTTATAGAGCCTCTAGGCATCAACTTTGATACTGTTATGGCTCGTGGCCTTGACGAGTATTCTTTCAAAGTAACTGTCATTGTGGGTCGTGCTAGTGAACGCGCTGCACAAAACCTCATCGACTCTTACTGCTCCAGCTCAGGTTCAGCATCGGTAAAAGGTGCGATAGAATCAGATAGGACACTTGGCGGAAAGGCTAACGATCTCCGAGTGACCGCATTGAACTCTTATGGTTCAATAACAATCGGAGATGTACCTTATCTGGCAGCAGAGTTCGCTGTTACGGTATACGCAAACTAGGAGAATAAATTGGCTAAGTTTCTAGCTACTCAGTTCCAGGTTTCGCTCAATGGAACGGACTTGACCAGTTCGCTGCACAGCGTCACTCTGGATGTCACCTCGAACGAGGTTGACACCACCACTTTCGGTACTTCCAGCACCGTTTACAAGACTGTTGCCGGCGGTATCCTTTCGGGTTCGGTCAAGCTTGACTTCTACCAGGACTACGCTGCTGGTTCGGTTGACGCAACCATCTGGCCTCTCATCAACACCGTTGGTACTGTTGTTATCAAGCCAAACGGAACAGCTGTTTCGGCAACCAACCCAAGCTACACCGTTACTGCTCTCATCAACGGTTACACCCCTATTTCGGGCAACATCGGTGACCTCAGCTCGTTCTCGGTCACTTGGCCTACTTCGGGTACTGTAACCCGCGCAACCGCCTAATAGCCTTTCCAAATAACTAAAAAGGATTTCAAGTGAAAATCAATCTACGCGTTGAGTTCATTTCGGGTGAAGTAAAAGAAGTTACTGCTTCTGCTGCTGATCTTGTTGCTTTCGAAGACAAGTTCAACCTGAGTATTGTTCGTCTTGAATCGGAGATGCGTATTACGCACCTGATTTTTCTTGCTTGGCACTCGCTACACCGTACTAAGCAAACTGATAAAGACTTCGATGCTTGGGTTGAACTTGTCGAAACAGTAGGTTCGTCTACTGTTGACCCAAAATCAAAGGGCTAGGCGAGTCTTCTTCGCATTGGTTCATTGCCGGTCTTGCTTGCGAAACTGGTATTGCGCCTAGCCTGTTGATGCAGGAATCTGACCGTATGTTGTGGACTATGGGCAAGTATTTGAATGCCCGTAATGCCCCGAAGTCTTAGGTGGGTTCTGTGAGCGAGTTAGAGTTCAAGCCGTTAGATATTGAACAGCCTATCGCTCAGTATTTGCGTGAGTTGAAGTCTGTTGATCCTGAGTTGCGTAAGCAGTTCACTAAGGATGCTAAGAGAATAGCTGTTCCGGTTCAGACGGCTATTAAGTCTACTTTGCCTACTATTGCTCCGTTGTCGGGTATGTATGAACCTGGTCGCATGGGTTGGGATGTTGGTGTTCCCCATGATAAGACTGTCGTAAAGTTTAAGGGTACTCGTTCCCGCGAGAAGGCCGTTACTCCGTTGTTGAGTATTTGGGTTATGTCACCGCTTATTGCGATGTTGGATATGGCGGGTAAGGCTAGTCGTGGGCGTGATTCTGGTCGTTCGCGTGAGTATGACTATCGTGGTGGTAGGCGTAGACACCGTATAAACGGTCAGGGTCGATACATGATTGATAGGTTGGGTCGTAACCCTTCACGCTATGTTTATCCTGCTGGTGAGCGGGCTAGGGCTGCTATTGAGAATGAGCTAAAGGCTATCATTGATGTAGTAGCGAATCGAATAAATAGGCGGCTTGACTAATGGCTATTGTTTTTCCCATTGCGTATAAAACTGACACTTCAGGTTTGAAGAAGGCTCAGAGTGAGTTTGGTCAGTTCGCTAAGGGTTTGAAGTCGACTCTGGGCGCGTTGGGTGTTGGTCTTGGTGTTGCTGAGGTCGCTAATCAGTTGCGTGACGCTGCTAAGGCTGCTGTTGAGGATTCTAAGAGCCAAGCTCTGCTCGCTAATGCCTTGAAGAATACTGTTGGTGCTAATGCTGATCAGATTGCTTCGGTTGAGCAGTCGATTTCGCAGATGCAGATGCAGGCTGCTGTTGCTGATGATGCTATCCGGCCAGCGTTTTCTTCGCTTGTTACTTCTACGCATGATGTGGCTCAGGCTACTGACCTTATGGGTGTTGCTCTTGATTTGGCAGCCTATAAGGGTGTTGATTTGCAGACTGCTGCTGATGCTTTGGCTAAGGCTCATCAGGGTGTAACTAAGGGCTTGTTCCAGTTGATGCCGGAGTTGCGTAACTCGGCTAACTACATGGATACTTTGCGGGCTAATACTCGTGGTGCTGCTGAAGCTGCTGCGAACAATGATCCGTTCCAGCAGATGAGCATTGTTGTTCAGGATTTGCAGGAGCGTGTTGGTTATTATCTGCTCCCTGCTTTGAAGGATTTGGCTGCTTTCCTTCGGTCTAGTGATTTCGCTTCGGCTATGGAAGGTGCGTTCATCAACTTTGACCAGTTGAGTAAGGCTGCTTCTAACTTGTCTGGCATTATTCCTGGACTTAAGGGAAATATGCAGGACTTCTGGAAGTTCTTGGGTTCTGCTGGTACTTCTAACATTTTGACTCAGTTTGCTGGCCAGTTGAACCTGCTTAAGGTTCTTATGGATCGTTTGCAGGGTAAGAATACTACTGCAAATAACTCGCTGAGTGCTGAAGCTAGTCGTTTGACTAATGCGGCTAAGGCTTGGCAGATGAGTCAGGCTGGTGGTGGCGGTGTTGACTTAAAGCCGATTAACCCTAAGCCTGGTCAGGTTTACACTTACATGAACTATGCTGACGGCCAGAATCAGCCGGCGGTGTGGTGGACTCAGACTTGGACTGGTAAGACTTGGACTAAGCCTGTCCGTATGACTTACAAGAGCGGTAGTGCAGGTTCTTCATCTAAGACTTCTACTGCTAATACTGCTGCCGCTGACGCGCTTGCACAGCGTATCCAAGACATCAAAGATTTCAAGGACACGATTGCTACGAACCTTGAGGACTTGATTCCTACGACTCGTGTCACTTCGGAGATGGGTGAGTTCCAGCGTCAGGTCGTTGATGGCTTTGATGCGGTCGCTCAGTCGATGAAGGATGCTTTCGACAATAAGTTGATTACGGCTGAGGCTTTGGCTGTTTTCCAGAAGTATGCTGCCGGTGAGAAGGCTGCTTTGGAAACCATTGCGAAGGCTCGTGATGTGTTGTCGAAGAAGATTGACATTGCGAAGCAGTTGACTCAGAGTGTTCGTGATTTTGCGAACATTACTAGGTCGATTAATAGTCAGTCTGAATCTGTTACTGAGAGTTACACCAAGGTTATTGATGGTGTGAATGTAACGATTTCTAAGACTATGGAGGTCGCTAAGGCTACTGATGTTGTGGCCGCGTATAAGGCGATCATTGATAAGACTAAGAACTTTGCTACTAATCTGAAGGCGTTGAAGGCTGCTGGTTTGAATGGCCAGTTGTTTGCTCAGATTGTTTCGGCTGGTGTTGATGCTGGTGGTGAGACTGCGGCAGCGATTGTTGCTGGTGGTGCTGACACTATTGCTAGTTTGAATGATTTGTTTGGTCAGTTGGATGATACTGCGACTACGATTGCAGCGACTTCGACTGACATCATGTATCAGACTGGTCTTGACATTACTAATAGTTTCATTGATGGTTTGATGGCTCAGGATACGGCGTTGCAGAATGCTGCATCGACTTTGGCTACTAACTTCAATAATGCTTTCAAGAACGCTCTTGATGTCGCTGTGCCGTCTTCTGGTGGTGCAGGTGGTGGTGGTGGCGCAGTTGCGAATGTGTTTGAGAACGCGAACATTCCTTCGACTACTACTTCGGGTGCTGCTCTCGGTGATGCGATTGTTGCCGGTGTCTTGAACCCTATTCAGACTGTCGTTGAGAAGGTGACTACTGCAAGCCAGAATGTCGCTGATCTGTTGCCTAGTTACATGGGTTACGAGAAGTCTGCTTTGGCGGGTATGACTGTTGCTGCACCGTCTGTTCAAAGCTTCGCACCTGGTACGCTCCCTGCCTATATGTCTGCCGAGATTGCAGCCATGTCACCTACCTATAACTTGACTGTGAATGCTGGTATGGGTTCTAACGGTAAGGACATTGGTTTGACTATTGTTCAGGCTTTGAGTCAGTATGAGCGCACTAACGGCGCAGTGTATGTGAGGGCATAGTGTCTAGGCCTGTTCAAAAGGTTGAGCTTGGTTTCGGTGACAACGCTCCAGGTAACTGGTTTACTTTGGATAACGCTACTCGTGGTGTTTTGGATGGTTCGACTTATGTGTTGTCGGGTGCGTCTTACTATGACATTACGCAGTATGTGAAGAATGTGTCGGTGCAGCGTGGTAAGAACCGCGAACTTGACCGTTTCAATGCTGGCCGTATCAGTATCACTGTCGATAACCGTACTCGTTTGTTTGACCCGACTTTCGCTGCATCACCGTTTTATGGTCAGATCGTGCCGAGGCGTGACATTCGTTACACTGCCGGTACTGCTGTTCAGTTCACTGGTTTGGTTGATGACTGGAATCTTGACTACACCCCTGACCGTCAGTCGACTGCTTCGGCTACGGGTTATGACGGGTTTTCGCTTCTCGCCGGTCAGGTGTTGACTGGTGGTACTGCTACTAGTCAGTTGTCGGGTGCGCGTATTAACGCGGTTTTGAATGACCCTAAAGTGAACTGGTCTGCGACTACTCGCGCGATTGATGCGGGTCAAGAGACTTTGCAGGCTGATGTGATTGCAGCGAATCAGGATGTTATTTCGTACATTAATACGATTGAGCAGACTGAGCCTGGTGTGTTCTTTATGGATAAAAAGAACTTTGCGACTTTCAAGGATCGTGCTTCGATTGTTGCTTCTAGCACTGCACCTATTTTGGCTGATGATGGTTCGGGTATTCCTTACAGCCAGATTAAGGTTGTGTATGGTTCTGAGCTTCTATACAACCAGGTTGTTGCTACTCGTTTGAATGGTGGTACGGCTACTGCGAATGATGCGACTTCGCAAGCTGCTTATGGTATTCGTACTTGGGAACTGAATGGGTTGCTGCATAATACTGATTTGGCGATGGCGAATCTTGCGGCTTATCTTGTGAATCAGTATTCGACTCCTGAGTTCCGCTTTGAATCTGTCGATATTGTGTTGAATGATTTGACTCCAACTCAGCAGACTACTTTGTTGAATCTTGAGATTGGTCAGGTTTGCAACATTGTCTTTACCCCGAATGGTATTACTCCAGCTATTAACAAGATGGCTGAAGTGTTGGGTATTAGTCACATTGTTGATGCTGAGGTTCATCGCATGGTTTTGAACTTCCAAACCCTTGACCTTGGTTTGTTTATTCTGGATGATACTAGGTTCGGTTTGCTAGACTTGAATTCGTTGGGATTATAGGAGTTTTATTATGGCCGGTGCTGGCTGGAGAACATTTACTTCGGGTGCGGTTTTGACTGCTGCTCAGGTTCAGACTTATTTGCAGGATCAGGTTGTTCAGGTTTATGCGTCTACTTCTGCCCGTACTGCTGCTCTAGGTACTTCTGTTAGTGCCGGTATGGTGTCGTTTATTACTGGTACTGAAGGCCTGGATGTTTACACTCACGGTTCGTGGACTGGTCTAAACTATTCGACTGTTCAGAATGGTACGGTTGCTGCCTATACTGCGACTGCGAACGATGCGAACACTCTCTATGTTTTGAGCTCGGCTTCGGCTCAGACTTTCACGATCCCTGACTTGTTTGATATTGGTGAGCGTGTGGATATTATTCGTGATGGTGCGGGTACTGTGACTATTGCTGCGGGTACTGGTATGACTACTTTGGCTGGTGCTGGTACGGCTAAGTCTTCGTTTACGATTAGTCAGCAGTATGGTGCTGCTTCGGTGACTAAGGTTGCAGCGAATTCGTATCGTATTGTTGGAAGTATTGCCTGATGCCTTGGATGCCTTTGGGTTGGGTCGGGGCTTCAGGTGCGGTTTCAGGTGGCCCAACTTTTGAATTGATTAGTACGACTCTTGTTGGGTCTGCTGTTGCTTCCGTATCTTTTACCCTCACTTCTGCTCAACAGGCCGCTTACAAGCATTTGCAATTGCGTTTAACTGGTCAGCCTGTTGCTAATGGTGCAACTATGTGGGTGCAGTTCAATGGCGATAACGCTTCAAACTATAATCACCACTATTTGTATGGTAATGGTTCGACTGTGACTTCCGGTAATGGTGCTACTGCTAACGGTGTTCTTGTGGGTGGTGTTTCGGGTTTCGGTAATACTATTTTTATGGATGCAGTAATGGATATTCTGGATGTTCAATCAACTTCAAAAAATAAAACTACGCGTTGTTTGTCGGGTTCTTCGACTGAGATTGATTTGGCTTCTGGTTTGTGGCGTTCGACTGCTGCGATTAGTTCGTTGACGGTTTATTTCACAGGAACAAATGTGAATACTAACAGCCGTTTTAGTTTGTATGGGGTGCGCGGCTAATGGCTAATGCTCATGTTTTGATTTCATCACAAACGGTTAGTTCGGCTGTAAATAGTATTTCATTTAACAGTATTCCCGGCATTTATCGTGATTTAATTTTAGTTGTCAACGGGACAACAGATGTATCCACCAACCCTCAATTGCAATTCAATGGTGATACTGCAAACTTGTCATATCTGCGTATGGGTGGAAATGGCACTTCGATTTATTCATCAACAAATACTAATGCTGGTTATTTTGGTGATGTTTCTGCTGGGGATATCTCTATGATGATAGTTAATATTTTCGACTATGCTCAAACGGATAAACATAAAACTTCTCTAAGTCGTAGCGCCCCAGCAACGGCACAATCTTCTGCGTGGGTTACTAAATGGGCCTCAACGGCAACAATAACTTCGATGGTAGTCTTGTCTGGAATTAGCACAAACTGGTCTATTGGCGCGAAATTTTATCTTTACGGGGTATTAGCATGACCTATAACTTGATTTCAACGGTTACTGTTGGTGCGGGTGGTGCAGCCAGTATTGACTTCAACGGCATCAGCGGTTCGTTCACCGACCTCTTGCTGGTCTATTCCCTACGTGATAATCGAGCAGACTATACAAGCATTGTTGCACTCACAATAAATGGAGTGACAACCAATAGAGTTTGGCGAAACCTGACCGGAGGTAGTGGTACACCTAGTTCCAATAATGGTGCGACCTATTGGATTGGTTCAATCAATGGTGCTTTAGCAACTGCAAACACTTTTGCCAATGGTCAGACTTATATTCCAAATTATGCTGGTTCGACAAATAAAAGTATGAGTAGCGATACTGTTACTGAAACTAATGGTTCGCAAAGTGAAAACTCTATTTTTTCTAATCTTTGGTCGCAAACTTCAGCCATTACCAGTCTGAGCCTTGCGTGTCCTTTAGCAACGGCTTTCGCCCAATACTCCACCGCTTCTCTTTACGGAATAAATTAAGGAATCGAAATGACTGAAATTCTACAAAACTAATGTCATTATCTACGATAAAATAGTTGTATGTGTTCTGTTGAAAACTGTACAACTCCGAGTCGTATTGTAAAAGGTTTCTGCCTAACTCACTACCGTCGGTGGAGAGTGACAGGCAATCCAAATAAAACCGTTTTTGATTTGCGCAGAGAAACCAAACAAACAATCTGCCATATCGCGGACTGTGAAACAAAAATCTATATCCGTAATCTATGTCACAATCATTACCGTCGGTGGAAGAATTATGGCAATCCAGAAGCGACTGAATTAAAATCAAGGCCTTATGGAACAAAAAAATGCATGATAGACGATTGTCAAAAGAAACACATGGCTAAAGGCTATTGTCAAATGCATTATTGTCGCTGGAAAAAATACGGTGACCCGATGATAACAAGGCAAAAAGGTTTTTCATTGGATACTGGCGGTTATGTTTGGAAGAATGGCATGGCTGAACATCGTTTAGTGATGGAGCAAGTTCTTAATCGTAAGTTATTGCCAGGTGAGAATGTCCATCACAGGAACGGTAATCGTCAAGATAATAGACCGGAGAATCTGGAGTTGTGGTCTGTTTCTCAGCCTCCGGGTCAGCGTGTTGAGGACAAGGTAAAATGGGCTTTAGAACTTATCGCTTTTTATGCTCCGGAAAGATTAAAGGATATTGACAATGACTGAAGTTTTGCAGAAGTTGGTTGTGGATTGTAGTTCGGGTGAGGCTACGTATGTACCGCTCACTCCAGAAGAGATTAGTCAGCGTGAAGCCGATGCACAGGCTTACGCTGCGGAACAGGCTGCTCGTGAAGCAGAAGCCGCACAGAAGGCTACGGCCCGTGCAGCGTTGTTGAAGAAGTTGGGTATTACTGCTGAGGAAGCCGCGCTTCTCCTAGGTTAGAATAGTATTGCCGCCTACGCAACGGAATGAACCTGGAGCAGTTGCGTGGATGACATGACCCCTAAATGGGCTGTTGAATTGATGATCCGATTTGAGAAGTTGGATTCTAAGATTTCGGCGGCTGAGGAACGCAACTCTTTGCATTCTGAGTGGGCTACTCGTAGCATCAAGGATTTTGAGATGCGTCTGCGCGCACTAGAGCAGTTCCGTTGGTTGTCAGTAGGTATTGCGCTTGCTGTCAGTACCTTGATTACTGTGATTGCGAAGTTGGTGGCTTAAATGGGTGAAGTTGTGAAACGTAATTGGCGGCAGCCTCTTGACAAGTTCAAGATTACTTGCGTTTTCGGGTTGAAGGATGAATATCACCCGAATGGCCATCGGGGTACTGATTATGCGGGTGTTCCGGAGGGTACTCCGTTGAAGGCTGTCGCTGACGGTATGACGGTTGTTTTGAATAAGGGTGTCAAGGATTCGGCTGTTCTCGGCAATGTTTTGGTGTTGCAGATCGGGTCACGCTTTTTTGGTTACTGCCACATGAAGGAGCAGTCGGCTTTGAAGGTGGGTGACAAGGTGAATGCTGGTGATGTTGTGGGCAAGATGGGTAATACTGGTTCTGCTTCGCATGGCGCACACCTGCACTTCACGCTTTCGGATACTGTCGCTGGTGTTTATAGCGGTACGGTTATGGATGCTCACCAGTTCCTTGAGGACAAGATTGCGGGCGAGAAATGAGACTCCTCGGCAATGTTTTGATGCGTATCCTAGCAACCTTTGTAGCGTCTGTTCTCGGCACTATTGGTGCTGGTGCGTTGGTTGGTGCTAACCCATACATTTCGGCTTGTATCGGTGGTTTGCTGGCTGTCGCTAAAGTCGTTGAGCGTTTGTCTATTGCTTTTTTGGAGGATGGCAAGTTGTCGCTTGACGAGATTAATGCAGCGTTCAGCCAGGTTGTTCAGTTGAAGCAGTCTAAGAATGAAGAAGTCTAAGCTTCTTCTATCCGTCTTAGCGTTTTTTTTCCTACTGCAACTTTGGGTCGCTGCCCCTGCTCAAGCTGATTGGGTTGTCGGTATCGGCAATTTGCAGGGGTCTTGTGTTCAGTTTGATTGGCGTGGCGGTACTGCTTCTTATAGCGGTAGTGGTGCTGGCCAGTTTACTGTCGATGTGAATAACACTTTCGATAACACTATTGGCGGGGGTTCGACTTCTGATTCTTGGTCTATTTGGGTGAATGATCAGCAGGTTGTTTCTTCGACTGTGATTGAGCGTTCGCAGGTGTCTGTGCCGGTGTCGGATGATTGGACTGTGACGGTTCAGGGTATTGATGTTGGGTTTTGGGCTGGCTGGTATGGCACTCAGTTCTGTAACCCTGTTTTTACGGCTGATGAAGTAGTTGTCGTTGATCCTGTTGTGCCGGTCTACACTCCTGCGCCGATTCCTACTGGTGACTATCGTTTGGATGAGGGTTGGGGTGCTGCGATTGCTGTTCCTGCGGGTATGGTGATTGACCGCGTTCAAGCTTGGTACGGTGACCCGAATGACGGCAATAACGGTGCTGACTGGTCGGCTCAATACACAGAACAGTTGCATGGGTTATCTGTTGCTGATTTGAATTCAGGTAATTATTTTGGTGATCCTGTGCCTGGTGTGTATAAGGTGCTGATTGCGACTGTTTTCTTCGTAACTGATCCTAACTTTGTAAGCCCTGTACAGCCGTTGCCTAGCCCTGAACCTACAATCACTCCAGACCCTTCGCCATCGCCTGTTGTTGAGCCTCCTGTGACCGTTGAGCCTACTCCTGAACCTACGGTTGACCCTGTGCCTGAAATCGTGGTTTCTTCGTCTGACGTTAGGCCTGAGATTCCGCCTGTTCAAGAGGTTGTTGTGATTCCTGAACCTGCTCCTGTGCCTATCGTTATTGCGCCAGTCGTAATCCCTGAGCCAGTTGTTGTGCCACCGGTTGTCGAACCTATTCCTCAGCCGATTGTTGTTCCGCCAGTAATAGTTCCAGAACCTGTCGTTTCTCCACCAATAATTGAACCTGCTCCTGTACCTGTTCCAGAACCTGTCGTTGTTCCTGCACCTGATCCTGCTCCGATTGATGTGCGACCTGAAGAACCGCCGGTGACTGAGGTTGTGCCTGAACCAGTTGTCGAACCTGTTGTTGAACCTAGCCCAACTCCAACCGAGCCAGTCATTGAACCTAGCCCTAGCGAACCGGTTGTTGAACCTAGCCCAACTCCCTCAGAAACCGAAGCTCCTGCTTCACCTGAGCCAACACCGAGCGAACCAACCGTTGCTCCAAGTCTGCCCGCCATTCCCGACCCAACAACTGAACCCTCTGCTGAACCAAAGCCAGTAATCGTTCCTGCTCCACCGGTGCGAGAGCCAGTAATTGTTCCAACTCCACCTCACGAAGAAACGGTAAAGCCTGAGCCAGTAACCGCGCAAACATTGACACTCCCTGACAATCCAAGCCCGCAGGAGATTAGCGCAGTTATCAGCGAAGCTAATACGATTCTAGATTCTGCTGTGCAGGGTAGCCCCGAATATGAAAAGGCTTTAGAGGTTTTGGCTGAGGCTGCGGTCGCTGATGATCCTGAAGTGCCTGAAGAACTGTTGAGCATCCCTGGTGTTGGTCAGGCCGCTGTCGCAGTCTTACAAGCGTTCAATGCCCTCGGTAACTTGGGTGCTGACATTAGCCCTGCGGTGCGTAAGAAGTCGAAGCAGGTTGGTTCTGCGGTGATTGTTGTAGGAATTGCAGCATCTTCGGGTGCTGCTGTTAGGAGAAAATAGTGAAGAAGTTTGTGAACGAGCAGCTCGGCCAGTTGTTTACCTTTGTGGGTTTGTTTACTGTGTGGGCTTGCTTGGAGGGTTCTTTGAAAACTGTCGTGGGTTGGGCTACTTTGGTTAGCCTGATTGTGTGGCTGGTTTCTTACCCTCTGCGGCGTGACGAGTAGCTTCTGCGTTCTTCCGGCAGTAAGCCACCCCAAATGCCGTAAGGTTCGTTAGAGTCTAGGGCGTAGTCAAGGCATAAGTCTTGCACGATACAACGGTTGCAGATGGTTTTAGCGGTGCGGACTGCTGCTGTGTTTTGTCTTGATTCGTGAATGTCTGGGAAAAAAACTTCTGGCACTTGCTCGCATTCAACACCACTATTGTCAATGATTGCTTTTTGCAGTTCGATGAACTTTTTGTTCAGGTTTAAATGTCGTAGCCAAGTCATAAAGTAAACCCTAACAAACGAAAGGGTTGCTATGGAACACAAGATTTTTGACTTCGCTGAGATTGTAGGCGATTTTATTCCTGGTTCTGCTGAGTGGCATGAGGCTCGTAAGGGTTCGCTTGGTGGTAGCCAGATTGGTGCTGTTTTGGGGTTGAATCCTTGGGAGTCACCTTATACAGCATGGTTGAAGGTTACTGGGCAGATTGAGTCGAAGATCACGCCGTCTATGTCGATGCGGTTGGGTACGAAACTTGAAGCTCCTATCCTAGAGATTTTCGAGGAGGAACATGACGGCAAGGTTTATACGACTGGCACTTACCGGCACAAGGTTGATACTTGGAAACACGCTAACCCTGACGCTATTTATGAAGCCCCTGACGGCTCGCTAACGGTTGTTGAGGTCAAGTATTCGTCTGACTATTGGAGCGAACCACCTCGGCACTATGTGGCTCAAGTGAACTGGTATATGCACATTCTGGGTTTGAAGCGGGCTGTGATTGTTGCTTTGGCGGGTTCTTCGTATAAAGAGTTTTGGATTGATTATGACGAGTTCGCTATTGACTCGATGCTTGATCGGGTGAACGAGTTTTGGTCGTGTGTCACTCATTTGGTGAAGCCTGAGTTTGATGGGTCGGAGTCGACTTATCAGAGTGTTCGCCAGATGAATCGTGATGTGGTTGATGCAGAGTGTGAGTTGGGGTTTGGTGGTGTGCAGTTGTTGGAGGCTCGTAAGCGTTTCCTGGATGCGCAGCAGGAGTTGTGGTTGGCTCAGTCGAAGATTCTTGACGGTATGGGTGATGCGAAGTATGGTGTCATTGAGGGCGTTCGCGTTCTCTCTAGGCAGGTGGCTTCTAGTGGGTTGCCGTTTATTAAGTTCCTGAAGGGGAAATAAATGTTGTGGTTGTTTATTGTTTTGGGGTCGGTGCAGTTCCTGACGCTCATTGCTTTGGCTTTGACTGTGCGTGAGTTGAGTCGGTTGAAGGTAATTGTGAACGGTATTTTGACTTTGACTGGCAGTCTGATTGATACAGTCAAGGCTCTCGCAGGGATGGTCAAGTAATGGCTGGCCGGTTCAATCTCGCTGACTACGAAACCGTTGAGCAGCGTATCCGCCGATTCTATGAAACACACCCTGACGGTCGAATCATTACTGAAAATGTATCTACCCTGCAAGATCGGCAACTAGCAACCTGGGTGTTTAAGACAACTATCTTCCTTGATGAGGGTTCTCAAGCTGCTGGTTTGGCGAAGGCTACTGGGTTTGCGTCTGAGGTTGATGGCGGGTCGGGTGCGAATGCGACTTCGGCTTGCGAGAACTGCGAAACGAGTTCGATAGGCCGAGCATTAGCGAACATGAACCTGTCGGGCAATAAGCGGGCTTCTCGTGAGGAAATGGCGAAAGTTGAACGCGGTGTAGAGAAACCTCTCGTAAACATTGCAGGGCAGGTCGCTGCTTTTGTTGAAGCGAAAGATTTAGAGGGTTTGCGTAAACTGTATGCACAAGCAGAACGCGCTGGAGTACCGGCATCAACTTTGAAGGTGATCACCGATGGAGCAAATGGACTCAAGACAGCGCCGGATTCTGCTGGCTAGTGTCGTTGAGTTGAAGGAAGCAATGCAACTAGCGCAACTAACGGCTCAAAGCATTTGGTTGAAGGATTTGCAACGCTTGTATTTGGAGAGGAAAGCGAGGTTAGAGAATGGAAGACTTTACACCGAGCCAGGTGGTTTCGGAGTTGAATCGGATTCGGAGTGAGGCCGCTAAAGGGGTTGATGCTTTGTATCTTGCTGAAGTGAAGTTGGCTGAGAAAGAGCAAGCGTACGAAATCGCCTTACAGAAGGCTTTTATCATCGCTGAGGGTACTGTGGCGGATAGGACTGCGGTAAGCCGTCTACAAGCCTCTGAAGCCCGATTTGAGGCAGATGTGGCTAAGGCTGAACATAACCGTATCAGAACGAAGTTGAAGCAACTTGAGTTGGCGCAAATGAGTGTGCAAACAATAGCGAAACAGGTTGAGTTGGGATACAAATTCTCGTGAGTGATCCAGTAAACAGCCCCGACCACTACAACCGTTTCGGGGTGCAAGTTATAGAGATAACCGAACATTTATCATTCTGCATCGGCAATGTCGTAAAGTATTGTGCGCGAGCTGACTTCAAAGGGAACAAGTTGCAGGACTTGAAGAAAGCACGATGGTATTTGGAGCGGGAGATAGCTAGGTTAGAGCGTGACTCCTAATGAGTTCAAAAAATACTTACGGCGTGATCAGTATTGTTGGCATTGCGGTGCAACAGATGAAACGCTTATCCCGCAACATCGCGCTAATCGCGGTATGGGTAGCGTTAAATCTCGGAATCGGCCAAGCAATATTATTGTTTTATGTTCGGCGTTCAATCAGGCGATTGAATCAGACGCATCGAAGGCTGCTTTGGCAAAGGATTACGGCTGGAAGATATCGGGGCATGATAACCCGCTATTTATCCCGTTATTCGATGTGGTGAAGCGGGAGTGGTTTTTCTTGGATGACGAGTTTGGTAAGTTCGTCATGTACAAGCCGCTGATAGAATAGAAGCAGGGCAGACCCCAACCAAGGAAAGTCTGCCCCGCAAACCAGTAATCAAGGTACTGGCATTCCAATTTTACGGGATTGCCGGAGATTGGACAAACATTGAGCATCATAAATCTGGCTCGCAAAGACAACCAGCCATTCACTCAAATCCCCAACCAGGTGATTCGTGATCCACGCATAACCCCAAACGCTTTCCGACTCTTGGCCTACCTAATGAGCCATAAAGACGGATACGAACTGAACTATGAACAGATTGAAGTTCAGACTGGGATGGGTCGTTACGCAATAAATGAAGCAGCGAAGCTTCTAGTTGAGTTGAAATGGCTTCAGGTTAATCGTCCGAAAATCGATGGCAAGTTTGCCTGTAAACAATGGGTTGTTTTGTCAAATGAAGCAAATGAATCCATCGCGGGTGATTCCATTGTGGAATCGCACCACATGGGGCAATCAACGGACAATAAAAGAACATCATTTAAAGAAGAACAATTAGAAAAAGAACAAGTAACTTATGTTCATTCTGACGATGAACAAGTCTTCATAGAATTTTGGAAGTTGTATCCTCGTAAGCAAGGCAAAGGTGCAGGTCGTAAAGCCTTCTCTAAAGCCTTGAAAGTAGTTTCTGCTGAAGAATTGATTGCTGCCTGTCAGCGGTTCAATGATGATCCGAATAGGCCAATCGATACTAAGTTTCTTCCGATGCCCGCTACATGGCTGAATGAGGAAAGATGGGGAGATGATCCTTATCCTGGTAGTAATCGTGTTACATCTCCGGAAGAAATCAAACGCATTGAGGAAGGGTATTTCTAATGAACATTGTTGAATGCACCGAACTGGTGGAGAAGATTTTCGCTGTCGATGGCCGAGTAATAAACACTCAGGCTAGAGATGCTTGGTTCTCCGCTATCGGTCACTTAGATCGTGACTTGGCTGGTCAGGCCGCTAAAGCTTGTATCCAGGAGCAAACTCAGAAGATTGTTCCAGCCCATGTCATTGCCAAAGTCAAGGAAATGAAAAAGGATAAGGATGCTCGCCGGAACGATGAAGAAAAAATCGGTCGCAGATTCGGAGAAAACGCACCCATCTGCACTCATGGCCTGATCCTCATCGGCTGTATGCCCTGCCAGAAACAACTCGCAGAAGAATCCCGCTGCCGACACAACCTATACCCCATCTACTGCGACCATTGCCAACCACACTTCCAGCGACTATCTTGGACAGAGTGGCAACAACTCAAGGCAGTAATCTAAAAGATGTGGAACGCACTCTCTGCATACGTTGTGGAATCCCTTTGGATACCCGCAGGAAAGAACTATGCCTTGATTGCGGAAGCAAACCCTCTAAAACAATCACTTACGGTCAAGAAATCTGCATCCCTCACCGCGGGGATTTCGATGACTATGACCGCCCAATGTTAAACGGTGACTTATTCCTACCTGGAATAAGAACCTGCAACCACGCAGATTGCGTGAATCCGAATCATTGTCTAGGGTACGAACTAGACTCTGAATAAATTGAAAGGAATGAAGCAGATGGCTTTTATTACTATTCGTAACGGCAAGGTTACTTTCCCGAACGCGAAGGGTTTCACTTTGGTGGAGTCTTTCACTACTCGTGACGGTGATTTGGTTGAGAAGAAGTTTAAGGTGTGGACTGATGAGCAGGTTCGTGACGGTGAGGTTGTGACTGTTTCGGGTGTGTTCTCTGCGAAGGTCGCTGAATATAATGGCGTGACTTATGTTGAGGTTTCGGTGAATAAGCCGAAGCTTGATCGTGGGTTTGGTGGCGGTTCGCAGTTGGAGCAGAAGAAGGCGTATAACGCTATTCAGGCTGATGACGCACCGTTTTAGACTTGCTTTTTTTGTTGCCGGTGTGCCGAAACCTCAAGGGTCTAAACGGTACATCGGCAACAATCGTTTTGTTGAGGCTAGTGATGTTAAGCCTTGGCGTAGGGCGATTGGGAAGGCCGCTGATGCTGCTTTGCTGACTTCGGATTTAACTCCGATTGATAAGCCAGTTGTGGTGTCAGCGGTTTTTTGTATGCCGAAACCTAAGACTGTGAATCGTTTGTGGCCGAGTGTTGCACCTGATCTGGATAAGTTGCAACGGGCTTTGGGTGACGGTATGACTGTTGACGGCTC